AGCAAATACATATATTGATAGCCTTGGTTCAAACCAGGTTACACGTGGCTTTGATGCTAATTTTTACTTTAATCCTGAAACAATTACAGGCACTGATGTAACTGCAAAACAAGCAACCTACGCTGAACAAAAAATAGCTGTTGATGCAGCCTGGAACGCACGCAACAGTGATGCTGCTGTTATTGATGGTAAATCCTGGAGTCAACTAGCTTATGAATATGGTTTAGATCTAGAAAACAAAGCTGATTTTGCTCGCCTTCATTACGAAGTTATTGGTAAAGGCAAAGGATATGATCCTGCCCCTGATACTTACACCAGGCAAGATCTTGCACAATACATTCAAGGTGACCTTGCGACCGCGTTGGAGGCGCAAAAAGCTTCTTTGCCAAGTCCTGTATTTGCTGATTTTGTATCAGCAGAAGCTAAGGCAGCTGATTTAGTAGATAAGTTAAATATTGCAGCTTTACCTGCTGAGTTACAAGATCGCTTGCGAGGACTTGGTGTTAATGAAAAGACAGATCCAGCTGGAGAAGTAAAAGATGCCTTGGCTCAGATCTTACGTACAGATCCTGCTTTACAGATTCGAGAAGACATTAGACAGCTAAACGAACAAAAGATTAAGCCAACGCAAGAACAACTTGGTTATGGTTACATTCAAAGAGATACCGATGAACAAGTAGCTGCTCCAGCTGGTGGCAGTGCATTGTATAAAGTATTTAAGAACGCAGGATTTGGCGGCAGTGAAGCAGATTTTTATAAAGAATTTCTTCCTGATGCAACGGAAGAAGATAAAAGTTTGAGTGCAATTGACGTTGGGCAGGCTACTTCTTCCAAAGGATTAACTGGTTTATTAGGATTTGAATTACCTGATTTCTCTGATCCTTTTGCTGCAATGTCATCGATTGATCGAGCACTTGGTTCAGATACAGATGTACCAAAACTTGGTAAAACACCCAGTCAACTTAGATTAAAATACTTTGATATGTTTGGTGATGAGGAAGATGAAAATGCACCTTCCTATTTTAATATGAGTAGAGGCGGTGGATTTGGTTCGCTATTCGGTTAATACTTATGTCAGATAAAAGAAAGAAAGCAGCTAAAGCTGCAAAATTAGCCAAGGATTCAATGCCTTGTAATAAACCAAAACGTACCCCTGGACATGCAACCAAGAGTCATGTGGTTAAAGCGTGTGAAGGAGGTAAGGAAAAGATTGTACGCTTTGGTCAACAAGGCGTAGAAGGTGCTGGTAAAAACCCAAAGAGTGAAAAAGATAAAGCAAGAAAGAAGTCGTATTACGCTAGACATAATGCCCAGGATCCTAATCCTGATAAAATGTCAGCACGTTACTGGTCGCATAAAGTGAAGTGGATCATCATAAGTGGTATACTTTCTTCAGAGTTACTTGCCACATGCCTGAGTCACGGTGGAATTATGTTGACGTAGCCTGTACGGATTGCGGAAAAAACTCGTCTATTCGAATTGACCAATACAACAGGAAAGGTGGGACATGGACTTGCCGATCCTGTAAATACAAAGGGAGAAAAAGCGTTCGAAAAGGAACAGGAGTAAAAAATGATGCGGGTTTACTAAGGACACGCAATAGCTATTACAGAGCAAAACGTCGCTGTAAAACAGGTCACGGCGGTTATTACACTAATATTGAATTTCGGTTTCAATCTTTAGAAGCGTTGATCGCTGAAATTGGAATTAGGCCAGAAGGTATGTCGCTTGACCGTATTGACAACTTAGGGCATTACGAGCCAGGAAACGTTAGATGGGCTACGCATAAAGAGCAATGCAATAATAGAAGAAAGAAAGGTACAGTTCAAAAGTAAAAGGTGAAGTGGTGATGAGATTAAGTAGTCTTGCCCCTGGTACTTTTTGCGCTAAGCTTTAGGAGCTACTCATTTGACACGATGGCTAAGCCCAAGTCCAATGCCCTGTTGATTGTTTCCAAGCCCAAGAAAACTAAGCAAGGTAACGGCCAGCATTCCAAGGCAAGTCATGGACGTAAGTTGCGTCGAGGGCAAGGTAAATAAATTGTGTATGATTGGAAGTAATAGTAGTTACTTCCATGGCGGATCTTTCGCATGCCGTTAATCTAATTCGTAAATACGAAGGGTTTAACGAAAAGGCATACCCTGATCCCCATACAGGTGGTGAACCTTATACCATCGGGTATGGGACACAGTTCTATCCCGATGGTTCTCCCGTCAAAAAAGGCCAGTGCTGTACAAAAGAAAAAGCACTGGAATACCTTTTCCATGAATTATCAGTCATTGAAAATCAACTGTTAAAACTCAATCTTGGTCTTGATGGATCCATGCATCAAGCCCTGGTATCCTTTGTCCATTCCGTAGGCTGGGACGCTTTTCTGTACAGCAGTGTGATTGATTGCATTGAAGCAGAAGATTTTTCTGGTGCTACAGAGGAAATAGGTAAATGGATCTTTGATGAATACCACAAAGTAATTGGTGGACTCCTGGATCGCAGAAGGGAAGAGATCAACTTGTTCTTACAAGAAGTTGAAGCAAACCCCTGGTCATCAACGGAAATCTTATTGAAAGCATTCCGTAATTACTGCGCATCTCCGCATCAGGTCAGAGCAATACGCAATCTTGAAGAAAAGTTAAATCCTTATTTACTTTCTGAATTTGCCAACGATTTTTGCATTGATGAGGATCCGTGGCTTGACTTTTGTGATTCCGCCCTGGATTCTATCTTTAACAGCTACGATTAGAATAATTTCATCAAAAGCATGAAGACCGGAATGGAGCATTCAGTAGAACCACGGGAGTTCGCACTGCCCCTGGAACTTCAATTTGCAATGCGCAAAGCTGAGGTGGAGTCCCAGGAAATGACGTGGGAAGAGTTACGGTGTGCACTTCTTAATCTGTACCATCAACGAATGATGGAATGGCACGCCATTAAAAACATCATGGCAGAAGAAGAAATTGAAATTGATTGGGATCATCCAACTGATATTGAATTAGCAGAACTCGCCGCCGCTTGTTTGCAAGACGACGACGAAGATGATGATCTACAACCTTTCTAGTCCTTATCGAATCCAATAAGGCGTTCTAAATACCAGGACGCTTTCCTAAGTGATTCAGTGCCACCTTTATGTTTCTCACGCCAAACATACTTGGCAATATTACCTTTTAGATAACCACGATATTCCTCTGGTGTAAGCTGGGCTTCAATTGCTTCAATGCATTCAAGCCCGCCTTCTGTGTAATGAGGAGGATGGTTTACGTAATCGGTGTCAGTAGGTTTTTTTAACCAGGGGACAGGACACACACCATCCTTGCATTCCATACTTTCATCTACCGCATCAAACCACGTCTTTTGGCCGACAGCATCATCTCCTTCTCGTCCGGCTCCTCCAGCTCCATTACCAGCGTCTTGGACCTCGGTGATGCTCCCATTTCCATCCCTTCCTCCATCGAAGGAATATAGCCCGTCGTTCCCAGACGTGCTCCCTCTAAATTCAGTTGTTTCCGTTCCAATCCACTCTCGCATGCCACTAAACCTCGATTGTACATGTCATACAATGGTACGTCATTTTCTTCATTGGCGAGAGGTTGACCGAATGTTTCATCAGTCAAACAACGGCAACTAACTTCATCTTTGACAAAGTTATCCAGAAAGCTTGCAGCAGAATGCATCACAGCAATTAGTTGATTTACTTCTTTTACAATAATAAGATGGCAAACATATTAAGACCTACATACGATCCTCGTCAGGATTCAGGTACTTCTGGAGCTGAAGTATCTGATCTACGGCCTGAACAGGCTTATGACACAGATCTAAGAAGGTTAGATGAAGATAAAAGAGACGCTGCTCAATCTGTTAATAGCAAACAAAATCGTGTAGCTAAATTTTTTAAAGCAGCACGTACTGCTGGTAAATACCGCCAAAGCGCTGGTATCGCAGAACCAACTCTTGACGGAGAGACACCACGCTCACGTTTGGAGATCGATGGCGTGGAACTACCTTCCCTCGGGGACTCAGGCGGGCGTGCCGGTGGTATGAGCTACGCCCGTAAGCCTTCGATTCAATTCGGCAAACCCTTTGGTTAAACCTGAGAAAATACTACGTTATTAGGCTGATCTTGATACTTACCTTTTCGGTCTTGGTAAGTGGTGTGACAAGGATTACCTCGGTAGAAAAGCAGTTGAGTAATGCCTTCATTCGCATAGATGCGATTGAATAAACCGGTACAATTACTAATCTCAAGCGTCAGGTAGCCTTCCCAACCACTTTCTGCTGGCGTAATATTTACCAGGATACCAGAGCGTGCATAGGTAGATTTACCTACAGCAACAACAGTAACATCACGAGGTAATTTCAAACGTTCTTGTGCAACACCAAGGCAATAGCCGTATGGAGGCAACAAAAAGTACTTACCACGTGCATCCTCCTGGAGATCAGCAGGCTTTAAGATGTCAGGATCAAAATCTTTTGGATCACAATCCCCTGCTTGCACCTTGCCAAAAATTAAGCATTGCTTTGGGGAAAGTCGAATATCATAACCGTAAGAACTAAGACCATAGCTCAGTAACTTACGATCATCCTCACGACTGATCAGATGATCAACGAAAGGTTGAATCATCTCTTCTTCTTCAGCGAGTTTTTTGATTTCCCAGTCGGCAAGGACGCTCATAAATCCCTGTAATCGCTCTTTAGTATAGTAAATCAAACGAGGAGATGGCCCCGTTCCCCATAGACTTTGACGAATGTATCCACAGCATCAGTAGAAGAATCTTGTGGCGGTAAGTAGACAAGGAATGAAGTGCACGTTTGTTTTTTCTTTACCTCTCCATCTTTATTGCACAATAGATAAGGTGCAGTTCGTAAGATGCACATTGGGAATTTAAAAATTTTCGGCTCGTAACGAATCATGTCAGGACAGTTGGAGAAATACAAACCTTGTTTTATCTCTCTTGCTAACCAGGCATGATACATCCGACGAAACCACACTGCGTGGGATGAAGTCAATGAAATAGAAGATGCTCTTGTCATTTTCCAGCGTTCATTCTTTTTATCCCAGAAGTATGCACCCGCTGGTGGAAATAGGTAAGTACTTCCGTACCACTGTTGGCTATTTAAACCATCATCCGATGGTGTGTAATAGTCCGTAGCTTGTACATATTTATTAGCAACTTTTGAACTTGCAACATCAAGATCGATGCCACCCATTAGTTCATTTGCTGCCATCACAAGGTCAGATGACGTGATAAGCTCAGCGCCTTCATTACGTGCAGTTACACTGCGTACTTTATGCTCACTCATTTGTCAGATACGTGATTGTAATCAATTTCAAGGTAACGCAGGCCCTCATTATCATTGATTACATAACCAGCTTTTTCGGTTGGATCAATTTTCTGTGCAGCCGCCAGGATCCGACGAAATGTTTCCGCTAGATCACCTTTATCGTTACGTTCACAATCTTCTTGTGCAGCATGAAGTTCTTTTAGCGTCCAGAAGAACATCGAACGTTCTTTGTTCTTTGGTTGAAATACCATCACGCCTGGACCTTCCAACTCCCACATCTTGCAGTATTGTTGGCCCATATCACCTAGCACCAACTTAATTGTTGCATCAAGCATTTTTGCTTTAGTTTCGTCCATCTCTGGAC